CAAAAAATTTAATTATTAGATTATCAGGAACCAATGTAGACGGGCCCGCGGGCAAGTTTTGGAAGTGGACAAGCACTGTCACAACCAACCCTAAGAAGGCAACATGTCCAGCGCCTAAGCAAGGCGGTAAATGTCTAGATTGCCGTAAATGTTGGAGCCGTAAGATTAAAAATATAACTTACTTAAAACACTAATGAAAAAACAAATTGAAATAGGGAAAGCCACAAGCCCGGATAGCCCACAAGCACTTTCCTCAACGGGAAAGCGCCGAAGGCGATTGGGTGGGCCTCGCCCACAAGCTCTCTCCTGGGTGCGACAAATTGTCACATGTGACAATCATGCACTTGACAGGCAAATTGTCGCATGGGCCGTGGTACAAGGTCACAGGCACAAGCCTGTGGATAACTTAAAATATTTTTCACGCTGCCACATTTATGCCTTATTGTTATGGGATATTGTAGGATGTCAATTTAACAACGGAGGTGAATATGGCATTACAATACGACTACACAGCCTTGGACACAGAAGGATGGACCGAGGAGCAACACGTCTCAGCTGCAAACTTTTGCTGGACCATGATGTATTTAGACATCAAGGATGTTACAGCGGAGAATGCGGACGAGATTATTTTCCGGATTATGTTTCTTCAAATGTTGGGTCTTGGACCATGGGTTACACGAACTCCTCTTTCAGAGGTGAAGGAAAGAGTTCAAAGCTTGATTGGTTACAAAACCAACATCAAAGAGGAACCACGTTTCAAGTTTATTCGAAGATGGATAAAAGCTGGAGTGGATTTACTGGAGGAAAAATTAGAAAAGAATATAGATTTAAAATAGTTTCTACCTCCAACCCGGGCGATTTCTCGCCCGGGTTTTTTTGTGCCTGGAAAAAGGCATTAGTCCTCATAGCCCACAAGCATTACCACAGCCACAAGTAGAGAGAGGGAGAGGGTGGGTCCCGCCCACAAGCACTATCAGCCTGGCTGCGACGTTATGTCACATTGACAAGAAATTCTTGAACCTTGGTCCATGACTCAGCGACCGGGGTACATGGTTCACGGCTCACGAGTTTTAGAATATCTTTTCCTTCATAAAGTTTTATGGCTAAAGGATCGAGGGCCTTTGCCAAGATGAAAGTATTGCCTGGATGTTTCATGTGGAACGCAATTTGGTGTGGTGAAAAGGTTAATTTTTTACGTTTCTCTACTTTCAATTCAACTGTAAAGAACTTCCCTTTTTCATTGTAACATAACAAATCTGGCACGCCTGCAGAGGCCCAACTTTCAAGTCTAGTAAAGGAAATTTGCTTGATGTTTGTCTTAACTTGTTGCCAAAATTTGGACTCATCTTTGGCCATAAATTTACCGTAAGTAGGATGGTTATAATCTTCTCAAAACTTTGCCCATTCGAGCTCTTTCAGGTGTGACTGTAAGTACAATTCTATGTGATTCTCTCACTCCAATTAATTTATTCTGCATTAACTTAGCACCAGTGATATCGTAAAATTCTCCATTAGGTAATACTACTTGGACTCTTGCTTCACCACCAACGGGTGATGCAATAAACTTATCTAAGATTTGTCTAAATAATTTTCCTGACACCATAATTTTTAGAGCGGGGACCCAGTATCAGCCGAATGGATATCTTCCACGGCATCGTAAGCCGATCCCCACCAATGTATATAAAAGTTCTAGCCTTTGTAACCAGATTGAACAAAGACCAGCACATCATACGGAGGTAAGATGTATTTGACTTTTACATGATCTTACGTTAATAGTCAATACTTACAAATGCGACAAAACGACACATGGGATTATCGAAGCAATTAACACCAAAGCAAATTAAATTTGCTCAAGAATTAGTTTACAATGAAGGTAGAAAAACAGCTACTCAATGTGCTATTGCTGCAGCTTATTCTGAAGACAGAGCTCATGTAACAGCATCAGAATTACAGAACCCAAAACTATATCCCTTAGTAGCACAATACATTGGTCAGCTTAGACAAGAAATTTTAAAAAAATATGATATCAATTTTGAATCACACTTAATGCATTTAGGTAAAATGAGAAATGATGCATTGGATGCCAAAGCTTGGACAGCTGCTATTAATGCTGAAGTTGCTAGAGGTAAAGCTGCTGGATTATATGTTGAACAAAAGATTATTAGAACTGGTAAGTTAGATGATTTATCTGAAGAGGAATTAGATAGTAGAATTGCAGATGTATTAGATCAATACTCTCCAATATTAGAAGGTGTTGCTCATAAAGAATTTAAAGATAAAGTGAAAAATACAAAGTCGTCATCAGAGCGTACACTACCAAAACATATAGATATTGAATCAGAAGAGATTTCATCAGAAGCTATAGATTAATTTTCTCCAATCTAACAATACATCCTGCTGGGAATACATTACGATCACTAAAACATTCTTCTTTTGAATCATAACTTGCAAAAGTTTTTACTACTTTAGAATCTTTATAAAAAACATATCCATAACTAACCATCTCTGCAGGTTTCATGTTATTAAATTCTTCAGCGTTTGCGTGCCCACTATCCCCTAAGATATCTAACCACACTATACGATAGAAGTAATATCTCTTCTTATCGATAATCAATGATTTAAATTTTGACTTTTTTCTTTTGGATTTAGGCATGCCCCTTTATAGCATATATTTTTAAGTATCCTATCTTTTGATGTCCCAATTCAACCTGGAGCTGTACAATTAGAGTGATTGTAGGAACTTTTTTAAAATTGTAGGAAAAAAAAGTGGCTTATACCAATGATTGTGGGTCCTGTAGGAACTTTTTTTGAAAAGTTCCTACAGTGATTAGCCGCACTAGTAGCCAATTCTAGACGATTTTCGACAAATTGTAGGTGTTTTGAGCCTCTCCAACTTTTTTTTGAAAAAATTTTTTTCACTTACCCTCGAAAAAATCCCTACAATCCCTACAATGGACTGAAAATCGATTAGAATTGTTGTATACTGCGGCTTATTAGTGTAGGAACTTTTTTTTAAAAAACCTACAATCCGCACTAGGAGCCACTTTTTTTATTTGGAAAGTTCCTACAATGCATTGCCTTTATTCTGCCTTATTTGTGCCGCAATTGATTGAAGCTTATCATACCATTCTTTTTTCAACTGGTCCTTGTTCCGTGATCCATCGGCCTTGTCGTATGCAACCTTAATATTGTCCAACTCATCCGTCTGTATTTTTATATTTCTAGACATTCTTATCCTTTTCATTATAATACTGGTCCACTCTTCTAAGCCAATCAAACTTAGCCTGTCTAAATTCATTACCATCAAACTCAAATTTCTGAAAATAACAATCTTTAGTACAGATTAAATTAACACCTTTATTAATACTAGTTCCATAAACTTCGTTATGAGCTAATGCATATGCCGCTAATTGTAACTTATAATCCTCAATCCATTCACGCCTTTTAGGTTTATTAGATTGTTTAAAGTCTACAATACTCTCTGCTCCCTCATATAGCCCTACAACGTCCGTAGCGCCCGCATAAAGCCCAGGATAGTACAATGTGACCTCCATACCCCAATATTCATTTAAACGGTCTCTAAGGCCATTTATGAGGATTTGATAAGCCATTTTCTCTGCTAATTGGCCAGTTTCTGTCAAATCTACGTGTGGTTGGTCCTTGATCCATGATTCAAGTATATTGTGCATAATAGTCCCTCTAGCTGCAGCATCATCTCTGATCTTATCAGCTGCATCAACGCCTACTCTAGCAGCCCACGCAGCTAAAGATGCCTTCTTTTCAGGCGGCTGTGTTGCGGATAATATAGTTGTAACCGATGGTAATTTAGTCTCACTAGCTACATCATACATTCTCTCTCCATTATATAATGCTCTGCTTGATGTCGGGTATTCATATAAACTATTTAACTTCATTTAGGTTCTCCTATCATATTAAAATTTTTAACTAACTTATCATTTAATTCATACTCACCGATGACTTCTCGCCAATTGTAATTAGGAAATAAATTTATAATATCAGTTTTGTTACCGTTAGTGTGTTTAGTTTTAATCGTATGGTATTCAGTTACAATAATAGGTTTATGTTTTTTAATGAGTTCATAGGCACCTTGTAAGACCTGCAGCTCATGACATTCAACATCCACTTTAATTAAATCTAATTTTTTTAAAAATTTAAACTTATGATCTAAAGTTGTAACAGGTAAAGGATAACCTTGATCCAATATTAAATCTAAAAATTTTACATTACCACTATTGTCATGATGATTGTGATCAACTAAACCTACTTTAACTTCACCATTGTAATTAGATACTGCTTCTTGATAGGTATGAACATTACCAGAATTGTTTAATATAATATTAGTACATAGTAATTGATGTATAAATCTTTGTATCTCAAAGGCATAAATAAATCCTTGAGGAATTAATTTAGATAATGGAATACAATGTGTGCCAATATGTGCACCTACTTCTATAATATTAGAATCTGGTTTTAAAAATTTTTTACATTCATCATAGATTTCATTTTCCCAGCCATCATATTTAACTAAAGACTCTGGAATATATTTATCATTCTCTAAATGAATAAAAGATCCTTTACTACATTTAGTTTGTTTAAGATTCATTTAACTCCTTATCTATTTCTAATAAACGTAACCACATCCATTTTTCTGATGAATTTTTAGCTTGATTACATTTACGACAACAGAAAATAATATTACCTTTTTCATATCCTCTAGCTGTATCAAAACGATCCATTGAAAAATTTCTTTCAAAATTTTTACGAGGCGCTGTTGATCCACTTGTTCCAGTGCCTATTTGATCCATAGTAGGGTTGGATCTTTGATAAGTCCAAGGGTTGTAACAGATACGACAGAGTCTCCCATCTGAATCAGGAAATTTATCCTTCATCTTTTGTATATGTAAAATAAGTTCTGCATATATCTCATCTCTAGTCATACTAACTTTCCATTTATTTTGACTAGGTCGGTATCGAATACCAATTATTTCTCTAACAAAATTAATTTCATTAGTCCAATAAGCAACATAATGGTCAGAAAATTTTTGTTTATTATCTGCTCGCCATTGAGTAGATTGAGGTAAAGACTTATCGCTCATTAATGACTCTGTTACTTCTATCTCTTTTTCTATTACTCCACCTTAAATCAATTTCAGTAACTTGATCTTTATCACCATGACAGATTTTAATTAAATGACCTTGTGCAGTATCAGTAATCCAATATTTTTTGTAATCATTAATTACAATGTGTTTAATCTTTGGCATATATTTTTTCTTGTTCTTTCTTTCTTTTATTCCAATAATTTTTAAATCCTTTATCTTCAAAAAGTTCTGCTATACCTTTTGAATCTATTTGATCGGTTACTATGCAATCATAGTACAATGGATATTCATTTTCTTTTACTTTTATCATTTTTTAATATCCTCCCATAGTTTGGCCAACCAAATTTATCATGTGACTCATCTGTATATCTCCAACGAATAACACCAGTAGATGGATTACGCTCATATATTTTCTCCTTTATTTTTTTTCGAAACATATTTTATTTTTCCCGGGTTCAATAAGCACAAAATTAAAAAAATCTAACATATTCATTAAATGGGTCATGTTATATTTTTTATAATCATCAAATACAAAACGTGTTCCTTTAACAGATCTATTTGCAAACCACACCGCTTCAGTGATTACATCCTTAGTCATGTGAGGCCCATCAAGATGTACAAATGCAAATTTAGAATGTCTATGTTCAGTGTCATTCATAAATTGTGTGTCAGTCATATTACACAAAGTAAATTTACCTTGATTAATATAGGGTTTAAAATCACTCAACATAGTATCTCGCATTTCATCTGTATAATCACAGGTATAGGCACCTGTGTCATCGTAATGTTGGTATTCTAAATTACCATAAGGATCAACGCCAACATGGAGGTAGTTGTTAACAACGTTATCCATAATAATCTTTGATCCCAATCCTTCACGAACTCCAATTTCACAAGTTTTATAACCCATGCAATCAAATCCTTTAGTCCATTTATCCAATAATTCATATTCTGTACTATCTCCTCTAATCATTTAAACTCCTTAATAATATTGCTAATGAAAAAATAGCTGCTGATATAAAAATTATACCAAATACTATTCTTTTTATTTTCACTATTGTCCTTGATTTTTGAAAATTTTTTAGTCGTCGTTGTTTTGGAGTCATGCTATTCCTTTTATTCGTTTTTCTTTAAATGTTTTAGGATCCCTGAGATAAGTGTAGGCATTCTTACCATCATAGTAATAGCCTTCCACTATCCAGGTTTTATTTTTTGTTTTCTTCGGTTTCTTTTTTGTCATTCTTTTCCCTTAGTTTAGATTGAAGATATATTTTTTGTTTACGTAACATATCTATTTCTTCTTCTAACTTTCTAAGATGAGTTACAGTGAGTATGTCTCTTTTGACTTGAATATTCATTGCATCCTCGCAGATTCAACTTTATCCAATAAAGCATTGATAGACTCCTCAGTAATTTCTATCTCACCTTGATTGTCACACTTATTACAATTTCTAACAAGGTCTGGTTCTTTTGCAGAACCAATATAACCGTTCCCATTACATTCTGGGCAAATCATCTTACCACTCATTAAAGTTTATCGTAAGTTTTGCCAAACAATGTTTCTGGTGTAATATCAGCTGGTGGTGTTAATTTAATACCAGTTATTTGTTCTATAAAGAATGTGTTTTGATTTTCTGCATCTAACAATCCTTCAATAAACATAACAGCTTTAACAGCCACTTGAGCCGGGGTTAATTCACCGAAATCAATGTTATCAGATTTAAAAAAATAATTTCTTAATTCTTTTTTCTTACTTGGAGTAAGTTTTAGTTTTTTATTGTTCATTTATATTCCTCACTTTCATACTTATGTTATTTATAGCAGAAACAAATTGTTCTGCAAACTTTTTTCTAACTTTTCGTTTTATATATTCAGGATTAAATCCTGCATTTTCACATAACTCAATAAAGGTTTCACTTTCAAAATCTTTCAAAAATTCTAAAGCTTCTGCTCTATCTTTTGGAGCTATGTTCCATCTATCAGGACCAAATGCATCATTTAATACTTGACCTAATACTGCTTGCCATAATTTAGTTTCAGGTTTTTTTTCTTCCTCAAACATAGATTTATAAACAGGATCGGCTCTGAAAAAAGTTACTTCAGTTGGACTTTTAGCCATTATTTACCTCGCTTTTTCTTTCTTAGGGTTGATGTTAATTTACCATTTAATGATTTTGCTTTTTCATTAACTAGTAAGGTAATTGTCTGAGAACGGCTTACTACCATCTCAGGTACAATAACTTTTCGAATTGAATCAATTTTATTGTAAGTCTCTTTTGGTAAAGAAACATTTTTGTATTTACTTATATCAGTCATTAGTATAAACCTTTCATTAATAATAACATTTCTTCTGGGATGTTATGGTAATTTACTCAAGATGTCAATATGAAATATTTATTAATTATAGCAATTTGTTCAACCTTGGATAGTACTTGTATTACTCCTATGGAGGAGCCTTATATCTACCCTAAAATGTACGATACTCATGCTGAATGTGTAAAATATGGACTAGGTGAGTCTTTTGATATTTTATATGGCTGGAATATTAAGGAAGAAATGATTAATGAATATGGATTATATCCTAAATTTACTTGCGAAAAAACCGGTTCTAGTATTTAACGACCTTGACCTTTATATCTAGTATTTTTTTGTTGTAATTTTTCTTTTTTATTTCTTGATTTTTTGTGAACGCCTGGCCGTTTTTTAGGTTTTGGTCTTGGGACAAAGTGTGTAAATTTTTGTTTAGCCATTTTTATTTATATTATCTTTAATCCATTGTTTATCATTTTCATCAAGTTGTAAGTATCTTATTCTACCATTGATGTGTTGTTTTGTATCATGTCCACAATTAGTACACCTATAATAATCTGAAACAATTGCAACTAAAATAGATTCTTCTTCACACTCTTCACAAAACCCATGTACTGTATCTATTTTATTAAAAAATTTTATTGACTTCATACTAAATCTACTGCCTTTCCTATTATAGGTTTATATTTTACTTTCTTATCTTCTCTATATGCTCGCATATATTGTCTTCTTGGGTTAAACTCTACATAACTCGCATGGATCCATCCAGAGTTTGGCTCACCAGGAGTATAGAACTCCAAAATTAATTGATCTGTCTCACAGTTTCTATAAACCCAATCTGCTACTTCAGCATTGTCTACTCCATTTACTTCAAAATCAACTGCTTCAGCTTTTGTATGTTGTGATTCTAATGAGCTGCCTATTGCTAAACATAGTTCTGGAGACCTGTAGCCTGAGGTCACCTTCACTCTACCGAATTGATCGCGTACTGGCTGAAGTACTCTTTCACAAATTAATTTTAATTTTTCTATTTGATCCGCATTAGGATTATTATCAATGCCTTTACGGATAGCGGTATCCGATTTGATTAACTCTTGCAGAGTAAAATTTCGGGAAAGGTTCATTTTGCTTTAATAATTTTACCTATGCTTATACTACCATCAACATTTTTTTCAAGCTCGGCTTCGACTTCACCACACATAAATTGTTTATTAGTCATATCCATATTACGTGTTGCTTCTCTTTTCATCTTTAAACAAGTAGATAGACTATCTTGTATTCGATGTTCAATCAACTCTCCATTAATAAACAAACACAACGCAAAAACAATACCAATCATTAATGATCCCCATTTAATTTTCCAATATTAGCTCTAACGCTATCTTTTAATTTTTCTGTATCAATTCTTAATCGTTCTACATCTGTTTGTAATCTTTCAATATTAACTCTATTGTTCATCATACCATCAACACGTTCAGTTAATTTTTCTAGTCCTTCTGCTATATGTTCGAGAAGCATGAATTGTTCCTGGTCAATTGGAGTTTGCTTACTAGCTTCTAGTAAATCTTTTTCAAAGAGTTGATTTTTAGTTTCTAATCTATTAAGTCTTTCGATCACACCAAATGCAAACCATGCGCCTACAATTATGGCTGCGATCAAACCAATTAAATTCCGTAACGGAAGACCGATACTTGTGTTTTCATTTATTTTTATTGACATGATAGGCACTCATCAGAACCTGAATCTAGTTCTGCTAACGCCTCTTCTTTACAATCTTGACTACAGAATAAATCCAATTCATCTTTTGGTTCGAAATCTTTTTTACATTGATTACATTTTTTCATTTTTTCTCCTCTTTTTTGTAAATAAATTTTCTATTTTTAAAAACAAATTATCAATTCCACCTAAAAATTTATACATAAATCTGTCAAACATTATATGCCTTGTAGCCTTGGATCTTTAGATGTAATATTTTTTTCTGCTTTTGGTCTAGCAATAGAATCCATACTTCTTTTACGAAGTTGAGCAGTAGCAGATTGAGATTTTCTTTTCTCATCAATTTGTTTTTTTAAATCCCATTTAAAATTCATTTGTCCTCCTTTGGTTTTATAACCAGGTTCTAAAAATAGGGCCATTAAACACATTAATATTATTAATATGGCTGTAAACATATAGTTCATTCCTGGCTACCTCTATTTTCATAGCCAAGTATTATATGTTATTTATCTTCTATTTGGTAGAACATTTTATCAGAATCTTCTGTAACCCAACCTTTATTTTCGACATTCCATTCTGTAGTTTGAACTTTATAATCAGGTACGGTTGACTGAGTAGTGAAATTACTAATATTCCACAGAATGCGATTATTAGGCTGAATTGCAAAATTACCGTTATCAAGAGCCAGTACATGTCCACACTTATGTTCATGAGGAATTTCACTGTGTTCTGTATCCAAAATATTACTTTCTGGATGACACCAATCAATGGTAAATAAATATTCTCCATAATATTCTTTTTTATCTTTTCCAAAATATTTACAACGTTGTGATATTAAATAACCAAAATGATGAACACTAGGATAGTAACTAAAACTATTCCACAATTGAAGCGTGTCAACCGGCATATCGGGCACTTCGGTTCTGTCATACGATTTTTGGAAAAACGCGGAGATAGGCAATCTAAAAAAGATCGCGCCGTTTGGCAACATAACATTAAATAATGTTGCAGCTCCTGCCATAGATGTGAGTCCGAAGACAACACATTCTTCACTTTCTCCATGATGTTCTTTAAAATCATAAAGATACTCCTTCCTTACTTGGCAATAAATAGGTGGTATGTCTGCGTTTAATATTGCCATTAATTTATTTTACCCCAATTTTCACCTGATTCATAATCAACTTTATTTGGGACTTCTAGTTTAACAGCATTTTCCATAATCTCAATAATTTTATCAGCGTGTTCTTGAGACTCTACAGATAAATCTAACTCATCATGAATTTGTATATGAGCTACAATACCTTCTTTATATAAATCAACCATAGCTTTTTTAGTCATATCTGCTGCACTACCTTGAATTAATTTATTTAAAGCTTTGTATGTATAAGCTCTTTTAATCCCTGGTCCGTGTTCCTTGAGTGCTTCTTCTTGAGGCAACGCTTTATGCATACCAAACATATTCGGTTCCCAAAGATGAAACCTACATAATCTTCCAAGTAAAGTTCTTATCTGACCATGACTCTGTGCTCTATTAGATACTGAGTTCATCAATTGTTTAACAAAAGGAACTCTATTATGATAGATATTAAATAGTTCGTCTGCTTTTTCTTTAGTAACACCTAACTCTGCTTGTAGTTTAGTTTTACCCATACCATAAAACAACCCTAAGTTAATTGTTTTAGCTTGACTTCTAGGTATTTCTGCCATATCAGCAACTGTTTTATGAAAGTCAGTATCCATATTATCAATGTATTCATCAACAACATCATAGACAGATGGAAATTTTTCTAATGCAGCATAGTGTACAACTAATCTTGGTTCTTGTTGCGAGTAATCAAAACAACCCCACGTATGATTTTGTTCTGGTAAGAATAAAGATCTTATCATTGGTCCTAGGTCCTTGTTCCTTGCTGGAAGCTGCTGTAAATTAGGATTAGAATAACTAAATCTTCCTGTAACAGTACCACCTTGATCAGATCTAATTTGATTGATGTCAGCATGAATTCTACCTTTATGTTCATATCTAATAATTGTATCTATAAAAGTTGTGTGAGCTTTATTAATCTCTCTTGCTTGTGCAATTTTTTGTACCAGAGGATGACTATGTTCTTGTAAAAAATTTTTAGTAAAAGAAGGCGCTTGTGATTTTTCTGTTACAGAATATTCTAAACCAAGTTTATCAAATACTTTTGCAATACTTCTTGCTGCCCAGATTTGTGGTTCAATACCGGTTTCTTTTTTTACATCTAACAACAAAGCTTCTTCTTGTGTTTGTAATTGAATTTTCAGTTGTGCAGCTCTATCTGCATCAACTCTTACACCTTTAAATCTCATATCAACTAAACATGGAAATAAATCTGTTTCTAAATTAAATATAGATTCTATATCTTGTAAAAGAATTTCTGATTTAAATTTTTGCCATAACTCTAAAGTTAGCTCAGCATCTTTTTCTGCATAAGCACCTACATACATCGGTGGTAACTTCCACATATCCGCCTTTGGATCTAATCCTCTAGACTTTGCTTCTTCATTTAATGCTGCTTCATTTTTACCATGACCTAAATATTCCCATGACAATGCATTCAAACTATACGCAAATTTATTTTCATCAATCAAACTTGCTGCAATCATAGTATCTACTATTAAACCATTGATTTTTATACCTAAATTTCTAATCCAACATACGTCATACATTGCATTGTGAAATATTTTTATAGCTGGACAAGCCATAGTATCTGCAAACCATGTTAATACTTTTTTTCGATCCATGTTGCTCCCTGATCCGTGAGCAATGGGAAAATAAAATTTTCTACCTGCAACAGCTACAGCTATACCTACAACTTCACCATTACCAATAACAGATCCAGATCCTTTTGTTTTTAAATCAGGATCTCTTGTCTCTAAGTCAATTGCAATCTCATCATAGGATCTTAAGTCAGGAAATTCTTCAGGTTCAATCCATTCGGTTTGTGCTGTAAACATAGGTATCTTCATTATTTATCCTTTTTTTCTTCTTTTGGTTTTTCTTCCTTTTTCTTTTTAAATATTTCTTCCCAACGTTTTTTATACAAATCACTAGAAGGCCTTGATCGACCATCCCATTGTCTACCTTTTTCTTTTGCCATTTGTATCCTCTATCTTTTTAATTTCTAATTCACAATAATGAATTACTTTCTTTAAATCTTCTATGCCGTTTTTATTCATATAACGACAAACATATTTAATAACATTTCCTTGAAAAAAACTCAAGTCGTTCTTAGAAATGAATTCATAGGGTTGAATGTGAAAAGACTTATAGTGATTCCCGCCTATCTGTCTATCTTGTGGAAATAATTTTTCCATGTCATCTTTGTGTGTCATATTTCTCCTTTAAGTTAATGTGGCAGTAATTGGTTTAACGGGTATGATAAAAATTCTGGGAGTCGAAGAACCCGAACCAACGTCGCCTGTTAAGACGTGAAGCTGCCACTCTCCACTGAGACTTTCTTCTATCCCGATCGGTTGAAAGTTACAAAGAATAGCCATAACGCTCCTTCTTTGGTTTCAATAAGTATAAATTTTCTTTTGTACGAGTCACACCTACATACCAGACTCTATGCTCTTCATCTGATTTTGTAATATTATTTTCTATTGAATCTCTTATCTTTTTAGCATTATCTAAAACAACAATTACATTTTCACATTCACCACCTTTTGCAGCATGTATTGTTGATACTTCTATTCTAGGTTCTTGTGATAGTTTTTCTCCATTAGACAACATTGTTCTAATATATAAACAATCCTCTTGATCTGCTTTTGTAAATACATTGTACCAGAGGTCTTCCGATTGATAATTAAAATCCGATAATTTATATAATGCCTGTTTATCTGAAAAATTTGGAGAACGAGATAAGTATTCTGTTAATTCTTTTGCATCTGCTGTAGATAGCGCAGCACCTTTACATAATTGACTAAAGTTTAATACTGATTTGTATAATCTAGTGTTAAAACTTTTACCAAATCTATTTTTGAAATATAAATTATTTTGTCTTAATTGTTTTGAAATTTCATCTGAACGATATGTAGTTCTAGTTAATATTAGCCATTCACCTTTAGTTAAATCTAAATGGTCCATATTATAAATGTGTTGTACAGATCCTTCAATACCTTTTTTAGGTTCATAATCTTTTTGTTTTCTAGTAGTTATTCTTTCTAATATAACATCCGTTAAATCTTGTACTGCTGGTGGTATACGATTTGAGTAACTTAATATCTCTTCTTCAGCTGGTTCATTTAAAAATCTATTAACATCCGCTCCAGCCCAAGCGAAGATAGCCTGGTCATCATCTCCAGCTAAATAAATATCTTTTGATTTTTCTTTTAATACATCAAACATTTTCCACTGTATTGGAGATAAATCTTGAGCTTCATCTATAAATATGACATCAAACTCTTTACATTTTTCTTTCTCATCTACAAATTTTGTAATCATATCATTAAAGTCATATAAAGTTTCACCTTTAAAATAATTATAATTTAAATAAATATGACCTAAAGTTTCATAATCAACATCTTCGCTCCATTCATTTGTATTGAATTCATCTTCTACGGATATATTTTTTACTCTAGCCTTATTAATCAATTTAAAATATTCACTATTAAAATTTAAATAACCAGATTCATCACCGGCATCTGTAACTCTTAAATTTAATTCTTTACCTATCTGTTCATAATGAACTGGTTGCATTACATTTTCTTCACTCATACCTAATGTATGAAAAGCAAATGAATGTAAGGTTTGAAAATATCTTAAATCCTTTTTATCTAATTGAGGATTTCTTTCTAACATTCTATCTCTAGCTTCATTAGCTGCTTTCCTAGTAAAAGCAAAGTATCCTATTCTATTTAAATCGGTTCCTTCTTTAATATACTTATCTACATAATTTAATAATGTAGTTGTCTTACCTGTACCTGGAGGACCAAATATTTTTTTAATCATTAAAAATTACTTTCTCTTTTGTTCTCAATTACTTTTTCAGTAGGTTTCTTTTCATCTGATAAAAGTTCAGGAAATTTATCCAATGATACTTTTATGACATCAACTGGTGGATTAGAATCTGTTTGTCCTGATACTTTTGGAAATCTTTTACCTATACCAGTTTCTGCTTGAAATAATCTTTTCATTCTTTCTGCAGTTAATCCTCTATTCTCTTTCCATTCTTTATTTTTTAAACTATTAAAAAAACTTGAATACACAAAGTATGCATTATTATCTTCAATCAATACTGCACCAGTTTTAAATGATGCATGTGTTTTTGCTTTTGGTCCATGTAAATATGTAGACAAATACTCTTCTAATAATTCATCTGGAGTAGTACCTTTTGGTGGAGGTGTTGTTAGTTTAGGTGGAAATAAATTATCTAATATATCTTGAAATTCATTTTGTTTTATTTTTGGTGGTATTGTATCAGCTGCTGCACCAATGATTGCTCTAATATTATCTAATTCAATTATTTGTTTTATATTTTTTGCTCTAACTTCTTTTGTAGTTTGTCCATCAGCTAATGTTACATTGAATGTATATTGTGGTTCAGCATAAGTTATTTTTTGTAATCCTGATAATGCTGGAAAGACTCTTTTTTTATCTGATAAATACCCGTAAGTTCTTTTTCTACATTCTGCTTTCATACATACTGGTTGTATTGGATCCTCATTACAAGTATGTCCTTTAGTTTCTCTCGCCCAAGATTTTAATTTTTGTTTTGTTTTAGTTTCTGTCCAATCAATTACACCATTTGCCCCGGGTTCAAAATATTTTCCTGGTGCTGCAATAACCATTTTTTCCCAGTCATCTGGATGTTTCTTTTTAGCAAACACCATGTAGTTATATAAAAATCTATCTCTACCATCTCTTAATTTATTTTTAGTTAGTATTGCAAGACAAGGTGGGCCATCATTAAACTCTTCTCCACCACCATTTAATAAAGACCTGGTGTGTTCTAATGTAAACTCTTCTAACTCATCTGCAGTGTAAGTATTAGCTTCTACAACTTCTATAAATTGATCAAAGGTAAATGTTGTACCATCTAAATTAAATGCAACTCTTTCTGTTTTATTATAATAAGGTAAATTAATATATTGACCCATATTCCAATTACCTTCTGCATCTTTACCTAACTCAGTTTGTTTTGGATATATTTCAATATTAGTTGGAAGTTTTAATGTAAGCAGTAATCCTTCTAAAAAATTTCTAATAGTAACTGCTCTTATTTTTTCTTTAACAAATAAATATAAATGAAGTCCACCACTTTTAGATTTAACTGGAACAATTGGTAATTTATGTTCTGCAATAATATCTAAATATTTTTTATATGGAAAATTAGAATAACTGTGTTGTTTATCATCAATATCTATAGCACCAAATTGTGCCATACCTTTATCATCACATGGTTGAATACCAATTGATTGTCTACCATTTAAATGATCTAAATAATCTTGATCTTTAATTTCTCTATGTGCCCAACCATAAATAGGTCTAGCTTTACCCGTACTTGGGTCTATGGATAAATTTTTTAAATTAGCTACACCAAAGTTTCTTTGTAATCCTGCAAATGCTTCAATAAATCTTTTTTCTTTATTCATAAACTGTCTCTAGTTTGTGTGGGCGATTGCTCGCCCACACATAAAGTAATTAAAAGTTAGATTCTTCTTTTTGAGCGGATCCATTAGATTCGCCATGTTTAACTTTCACATCACCTTTTGAAATATTTTCAGAGAAGTTTTTAGCTTGTTGATATAATGCAGCATCCTGCACTGGACCAATCTTACTAACTTCCCAACCAAACCAAGTTCCTTTGTCATTAGACATTTGAGTAGTTCTTAGTTTGTAAGTATGACTGAAAGAAGCCGGTGTAAACATACCGTTCTTACCTTTCATTTTCACACTAGCCATCATACTATTCCACTTTCTACTAATCTTTAACTGTGTTGATTTCATGGCAATCAAAGCAGTAGATGGTGATTTAGAATTGACTATTACAAAATGAGAAGCAGTCTTTTCGATATAATTACCATTTGGTAATCTATCTTTATACGAAGCATCTCTAGTTGTTTTAGACATAATATCACTAGAAGATGGATGTATAGCGACTGGAGCTCCAGAGCCTTCGCCTCTATCTTGCCATTCAATATATTCTAATTTGTAATGACAAGGAATGACTTCTACTCCTTCAACACCATCAAACAATTCTCCTGTAACAGAGTTGTAAATCATTCCAGGTTCTGCACCTTGAACATATTTACCATCTCTTTTATTTACTTCTGGAGACAATTGTCCGAGTATTTTTAAGAAGGGTAATGCTAAATCTTCTTGAGTTAGATTACCTACTCCTTGGTTTGCATCAGCTTCAAACATATTGACAGATAATGCACCAGCAGCAACTTTTTCAGTTATAGCTGTGTTTGGTTCTTGTTTCTTGTTTAGTTGTTCTTGTGGCATATTTATTACTCCTTTATGCACGGGTTATTTTGGTTTTGTTTCCTGCAAACACATTAAATAGTTCAGAGGGCATCTCTTGCCCAGATTCGAGACGCTCTCTGACTAGGGCTTTAAGTGTCATAGGTTCAACCTTTAATTTCTGGGTAGGTTGAAATCCTTGACCTTGTGCAAGGTTTGCATAAGCAATTGCCTTGTTATCCTCGTTACGACCAAAGGAAACAGTAACCTCATTTTTAATAAGATCACCCAGGCCGTTATCACGAAGCCATTGATATGCTTCTTCTTTCTTTGCTATAGAAATGGAAGCACCGTAGACGGGTTTTACTTCTACTGCTGATCCGTCTGCTAATTTCATTGTACTAATATTCATTTCAGTCATCATTGTAGGAATGACTTCACCTGAAAGAGCATCAGCTTGTTGCTTTAAATTTTTTAAATTATCTTCAGCAACTTTTATTTTATCTTCTAAATCTCTTAACTTAATTATCTGATCAGCTAAAGTTTTAGCATCATTAGTTTGAGTTATTGATTCAGTTTGATCTGCCTCAAAGTTTATACTCATAGTATTGTATCTCCTTAGTTAAAGTTATTATTTCTTTCTTAGTGCTTTTAATTATTTTAAAAGCTCTGTATTTTATATAGTAAAAATCAAAAACTTTGTCAAGATGTAAAATAAAAATAAATACAACTCCTAAAATATAACTTAAAAATTTAATGTCTTTGTCTCTTTCAAACAAATTAAAATTTTTTATGAATTGTATATCTTTCTTAGTTACTTTTATATAATTTTCTAATTCTAACTTTCTTGCTTTCATACGATACAGTCTGTTCTGTATCTCCCATCGTTCTTTATCCGTCATCTATGTTTCCTTTTTCGTATAAATTTATTTCTACTGGGTAGTATGTATGTTCTTGTCGATCCCATTTCAAGAGGTTATATTTACCTCCAGTAATATCTGCGGCAATAGAACACGCTACACCTATTATAGCTGGATCACCTGTTAATAACAAGTAATCTTTATCAGTATAATTTTTTAAAAGTTTTCTTAACTTAAAAATTAAAGGACCAGGTGACAGAATAATTTGGCTAAATTCAGGCAACAATGTGACAAGCTTGCCATATTTTTGCGCACCCATAATATTAAATTTAGGATTACCAGATCTAGTCCCAGGTAATTCTTGAATAATATAAACTGTAGATTCACTCATAATTATTTTTACTTTCGAGGTTGACAAGTAAATAGCTTTTATTATATAGATTGTCAATAGAAAGACAATAAATAAATTATGATAAATTATAAATTTAAAACTAAACCGTATGCGCATCAAATAACTGCGTTAGAAAAATCTTGGAATAAAGAAGTATTTGCATACTTTATGGAAATGGGAACTGGTAAATCTAAAGTTCTTATCGATAACATTTCTATGTTGTATGACAAAGGTAAAATTAATGGTGCATTAATTATAGCACCTAAAGGTGTTTACCAAAACTGGTATGATACAGAAATACCTGTACACATGGCAGACCATATTGAAAAAGATGTAGTGTTATGGAAAGCCATGATTAATCAAAAACAACAAACTGAACTTAATAAATTATTTAAGTCTAGTGAAAAACTTCATATTCTAGTTATGAATGTTGAAGCATTCTCTACTAAAAAAGGATTAGATTTCGCAGCTAAATTTATGAGTTGCCATAACACATTAATGGCGATTGATGAATCTACTACTATTAAAAATCCTGAGGCTAAAAGAACTAAAAATATTGTAGCACTTGGTAAGTATGCTAAATATAGACGAATATTAACTGGATCACCTGTAACTAAATCACCATTAGATTTATATAAACAATGTGAATTTTTAGATGAATACTTATTAGACTATGGTTCTTATTATGCATTTAGAACTAGATATGCAATAATGAGATCAGCTAATTTTGGTGGTAGATCCGTACAGGTAGTTGTAGGTTACAGAAATCTTGGAGAGTTATCCCAAAAGTTAGAACCATTTTCATATCGTTGTTTAAAAGAAGATTGTTTAGATTTACCTGACTATGTTTACACCAAACGAGTAATTCAATTAAGTCCTGAACAAAAGAAATTATATCAGCAAATGAAGATATTAGCATTGGCTGAGTTAGATGGAAAACAAATGACAACTCAATCTGCAATGGTTCAGTTAATGAGACTCCATCAAATTACTTGTGGTCATTTTACTTCTGATGATGGTACTATTAAAGAAATTAAAAATGAAAGACTAGATGCATTAGTAGATATACTTTCTGAAATAGAAAACAAAGCAGTTATATGGGCCCACTATAGACATGACATTTCTGCTATTATCAATGCAGTAGAAAAAAACTTTGGTGCAGATTCTTATGTAACTTATTATGGTGATACTTCAAATGAAGATAGACAAAAAGCCATTAAAGAAATTCAAGATCCAAATAGTCCTGTTAGATTTATTATTGGTACACCACAAACGGGTGGTTATGGTATTACCTTAACAGGTGCTAACACAATGATTTATTATGCTAACGGTTATGATTATGAAAAAAGAATACAATCAGAGGCTAGAATAAATCGTGCAGGTCAAACTAGAAAAATGACTTACATAGATATTATTGCAGAAGATACTGTTGATGAAAAAATTGTAAAAGCTTTGAAAAATAAAATGAACATCGCCAGTAAAATAACTGGCGATGAACTTAAAGATTGGATTTAATCAATCGATATTTTTTTAGGTTTTTTAGATTCTGGTGGATTATACTCTAACTCAACATTGAGCATACCATCTTGTAGTTTACCACCTTTACATTCAACATAATCTGCTAATTGAAATTGTCTTTTAAAAGATCTTTTAGCAATACCTTGATGAACATAATTAGAAAGATCTTCTTTTGATTTACCTTCTATGATTAGTACACCATCTTTTACTTCAACAGATACTTCATCTTTTTTATATCCTGCTAAAGCAAGTTCGATAATATACTTACCTTCGGAAGCCTTTCTTATATTGTAGTGTGGAAAACCAGAATTGATTGATGTAAGATAGTCAAATCTATCAAACATGTCTTCAAAACCGATTGCGTTATTTAGGAATGTACTTATATTTGTCATATTAACCTCCTTGTTAGACAGTTATTGTATAGGCCCTCCTAAAGCGACCTAAGGTTAATATAATTATTTATTTTAAATCTACAAGTCCTGTTTCGCGATTCAAGAACTTATATTCTATTTTACTGGTTTTAAAATCTTCCTGTATTTTCTTACATATTTTTTCTGGATCAAATTCACCACAAGAATATACATCAAACTGCATTAATGCAGGTTTAACTTCATCCCATATATGCATTGCAATATGTGAGGTTTCAATAATTGCAACAGCGGTAATACCTCTGTTACCTGGCATAGTACAATACTTTACATATGGACCCATAAATATTTTCATATTTATATCCATGATAAAATTATTTAACCAGCTCTTTAAATAATTTTCTTCTACTGGTGGATTATTTATTTCTGCTCTAACAATAAGGTGTTTATGTACCAACAAACTATTTTCCATATATAAACCTTTCTTATTTTAAGAATAAATTAAACAGACCTGTTAAAGCTAATATAGTTGTAAAAGCTCCACCAATTATCCAATATAATAATTGATCTGTTTTAGTTTCGATCTTATCTACTTTCTTATCGAGTTTGTCAATATCATCATGCATATGCTTGAGATGATTGTCCCGGATTATTATAATGTCTTTTTGTAAACCTGTTACATGACCATATAAGTCTTGTATTATTCCATCCAATGTTTCAGGTTTACGTTTTGCCATTATACTATCCCGTAATACCTTCGTATATCATCTATGGTTGCTGGACTATTTGGATCATTTTCTGATGAAATATTATCTAACATTTCTTGATCTCCTAAAATATCAGGATACATACCTCTTCTTTGATCTAACAATTTTTTCTGTTTTTCAGTTAAATCAGCTACCTGCATGACACCTTGAATTGGAGAAACACCTAAACTTTCAATACCACCATACATTGGTGTAGGTGATACTACCGGCATAGTTCTACCATAGCCTCTAACTTTATCTCTAAATTCTTCTAATGTATTAGAGCTTTTAAATTGATTAAATGTTTCAGGAATTTCTTGTCTTAAATAATTTGCCCCTCTAAAAGCTAATCCAGCTAATGGATTAATTAATCCTAATATACCACCCATTATATTACTTGGAGTAAGCATACTTTGTAGTCTATCACCAACATAAGCCAGTCCCATTAAAGGTTGACCTTGTGCATCTAAATTTCTATATCCAGAAAAGAAACCATCACCTGAGTATTTTTGTGTAGGACCAAATATAGTGTCACCTACATAATCTATTTTTTCATAGTCAGGTCCTTGATTTGCAACTATGTCTCTTTGATTTCTATTTTGTTCTGGACTACCTTTATCTTGTGGTCCACTCGTATTTCCATAACCTTTATCAGCTCTGTCTTGTGCTTTATCTGGAGCACCCATATCAGCGCCACCACCTTGAAAATTTTTTCTATATGCTTCTTTGTCAATCATAATTAACCAAATAAAAATTCCTCTTTTTCTTTAGGACTTAATTGTGTTGTTAGATTAAATCTTTGTCCTAAAGGTTGTTGAGATAATAAACTAGTATTAACTGGAGTTCCAACAATATTTCCAGGTCCTAGATTAGCTCCTGAAAGTGGTGGTAAATTAAGAGCTACATCAACTGACTGTGTTGGTCCTGGTGGTGGATTTAATGTAAAATTAATAAATTCTCTAACAGTTTCAGGTCCTTCACCTAATTCAATTGCTTCTAAATCAGATCTAATATCTTCAAACAAATCAATTGCTGTATCAAATTGATCTTCTATTTCAGATGCTTTTATAGGGTTTTCTTCATACAATTGTTCAATTAGACCTTCAACTCTTGATTCACTTATATTAGGGGCTATAAATTCTCCATTTAATAATGCATTTAATCTACTCTTGTTTTTTAATCTAATATCTAATTTTTCTTCTATTTCACCAATGTCAGCACCCATTGTTTGCATATCTTGAATAACTCTATACATTCTACTTTGAGTATCGTAGTTATCTACCAAGTATTCTGTCATGTATCCAATTCTTCCATTTAAATCTAAATTAGGAATGTAAATATTTGCTGAGAATTTTTTCTGAATATTTTCTAAATCTTTTGAATATGAAGTTACTATAAAAGGTAAACTGTCCATAGGTTTTGATTGTTCAATACGAAGACCAGACATTAATGCAATCATTTCTGTTGCACCATCGTAAGTTGTTCCAAAATCAGTAAAGTCTTGAGTCACACCTTTCCAAACTCTTCTTGAACTTCTTGATGCACCTGGTTCTAATTGAGATAATAAATGTCCTAGTGAAGCATCTATTACTTCCATAGCTGAATCTTGTGGGTAGTAAATAGTTCTACCATCTTTTGTTTTACCACCTCTAACAGTTAAGTCTGCCACAGCTCCAGCACCAATTGATTCTGAAATAAATGGAGCTATGAATTCTGTAATTGCTCCAGGTGTGTCATTTAATGTATCATAGATTAAAGCATTGTAGACAATTCTACTTGCACTTTGATTTGTTAATGTACCATTACCGTATGCATTCAATACTGCATTAATAGGTCTAACCATTGAGTCATATGGATTAGTGTAAGAAAAGTTAAAATATTTAAAGTTACCATTCTCATCAGATTCTGTTAAAGGAATTAGTGTAGAGTTCTTTTGATAATCCGGTGCAACTGATCTTTGAAATGCTTCCATTTTTTCTGGTGATACACCTGTAATTTTTTCTGCTGCTTCTGCAATAATTGTACCTGTTCCACCAAATACTGAAGCTGCACCAACTAATCTTCTAGCTCCCATTTGTCTAATATATGGATTATTACTAGTTAATTCTCTTGCACCTATTTCAATTAAATGTGCACTTGTTCTTAAAATTTCAGCCGGAAACGCTACGAAATTACCAAGAGGTAAGTTTCTAATATTTTTAATAATAGCAGGTACTTTACTATATGTAGGTATAGTATTGGTTACTAGATAAGCTGATATATCTTTTATATCTTTAAAGTTTTGTACTAAATTTTCTTTTTGATTTAATAAAGATTGTTTGTTTGCATTATCTGCAGTTTTTAATGCATCATCTATTTTAGCTATTTCATCATTGGCTTTAACTAAATCTGCTACAACATCATCTTGTTTACCAACGGTTCTATACCAATCGATAATATTATCTCTAATAACAGCATCACCTTGTATATCTTTTTTAGTAGTGTGTTTAAATGCTGTTGTTAATGCATCTTGATAAAAATCATCAGCATATATTTTCCAAACGTTATCACCACCTTGATACAAATCAAAAGCTTTTTTAACAATAGGTGATTCCATTAAAGCAGATAAAGTAAATTTACCGTTCTTAGCTTTTTCTAAAACTGTTTTAATTTCATTAACCTCAATGTTTTGATCTACAACACCTCTAGCTATTCTATCTTCCATTTTCTTAGCTACATCTGCAGCACTTACAAATTTACCTGGAAAAATATCATCAGCCATTAATTTAAATGCATCTGTTAAACTAACTCTACCACCAATTAATCCACTCGCTAATGCAAAGAATGATGCAGTCGATACGTTTCTTAATTGTGTCATAGGTGAGAATACTGTTTTACCAATTTGACCTGCAGCTTTAACTGACATCAAAGCACTGTATAAAGGTATGTCATACATCCTTGTTAAATACTCTTCAGTTCCTTTGACCGCGTTTGCTATTTCTGGAGTCGTGTATAATCCAGTTTGTTTAGTACCATCTCTTGAGATACCTTCTTTAAATAATTTACTTTCAAATAAATCAAATGTTTTACTACCAGGAGCTAAATCTGCAGTAACAGATGTTAAATTGTTAGCATTAGGCACACCTTTATTAATTGCATCTTGTACCGATCTAAATGCATAACCATTTGCTAATGCATTATCTGCAAACTTGTCGAAAAAGTTTTTCTTATGTACTTGTTTAGCTGTTTGTAAAAAAGTATCAGTTACAGCAGCTCTGTAATCTTTTAATGGTTCTAAGAATGCACCAGTAACTTTTTCTAATCCTTCATCATCCATAACTCTTTTCATGATAGTAGGTAGATCACCACCAGCTTTTATTAATTTACCTTCAGAAGTAAACACACCAACATCTTTACCTTCTTTAATAGTTTTTTGTGCTACATCTAATAACACACCTTTTTTATCTATTTTAAATGTGTCAGCTATTAATTTAAATAAAGTCTCAGGACTTCTATTACTTTCAATTAAAGATTTTTTTAATTGTGCCATAGTATTATCTGCTGATAATTCTATTGCTTCTTGTCTAGTAATATTTTTACTCTTCATTAAATCAGTTATGATTTCTGGAGTTTGGTTTTCTATTTTAGGTATAGTTGTTTTAATAAAAAAATCTCTAGCTTTTGCTACTTTAGTTGGATCAAATTCATAAGCTTTATTTTTCATCACACTAAACACCTGTTTTAGATATGCACCACCATTACTAACAATAGTTGCACCTAAATCTTTAAGAGCTTGATCAGTATTTTCAGATAACAATCTTCCATACTGTAATCCTAAATCATTAATTCTTCTTTTTAATTCTTTTGCATTGTTCTGTACATTCTTAGGTAATTTATCTAAAAACTTTAAAGCTTCTTCTGAATCTTTATATACAGTTCTACCATCAATTCTTTGACCAACTCTTTGAGCTTGTATGTAATCATATAGTGCATCATTATTTTTTAAATAAATAGCATCGTCAACAGCTGTAATTGGTTTAGGATATTTTAGTTTAGCTGTTTGTAAGTATTTGGGAAGTTCTAATATATCAGCACCTTTAGCTATTTCTTTAAATTGTTTATCAATACCATTCATTAACTTAACTAAAGTCTTCTCATCTTTTTGTACTAAGTTTTCATATTTTCTTAAATCTTCTGCCTGACTAATTGATAAGGGTCCATCTGATTTAAATGCATTTTTAATATTGTCTAATCTTTTTAACAATCTTTCTTGTAAAGGTGCATTAGGACTAGAGTCATAAAATTTCCATTCTTTTGGATCTGGTATATTTAATTTTTTTCTTAAAGCTGTTGTTTGATTACCTAAAAATTCTGCTGTGGTTTTTGCACCAGCTCCAACCGTTTCGCTACCAATAACTTTACTTAATGGATTAAATACTGTATAGTCTATAGCTCTCAATGCTTTACCACCTACATAAGCCGTAGCTTTACCTGCTGGGATCAATCCATATTTCATACCTACTGTTCCTGCAACTGGTAATGCAGCAGTGATACCACCACCTAACACAGCACCTTCAGCACCAAATCTAATTTTTTCTTTAAAAAATTCTGCAGCTTTTGCAGAGCCTTCTAATTCATCACCTTTATAAGCTTCACCAAAACCAAGTGTTTCAGATAATGTGGTAAGATCTCCAGGCGTTGATACTGCAAAGTCTGTAATACCACCAATAGAACCATAGTAACCTGCTCTTTTTGCAAGCTCAGCTCCTTTAGCACCTATTGTTGGTAAACTATTTAATTTTACTATTTGACTTGCTTTACTTAATTTTAAAATACCATTCGCTATCTTAACCATAGCACCTGCAGGTATTGCAAACTGTCCTATGACAGCACTAATATCTCCAACAGAGGTATCTGTTTCAGGAGTTATCTTTTCAAAAATATTATCAATTGCAGTAATTAAATTTGTATCCGCTAAATAGTCAATAGGCATTGCACCCATTTGAAGTAACCCTTGAACAGCTTGACTAACCCCTTTTACAAAACCTACAGGAATATCAGTAATATAATCTAATGCACCAACTGTTTCTGGTTTAATTTCTTCTTGAGGTTCGGAAAAAAGACCACCGAATATACCTTTATCTTCTTCAGCCATTTAACCTCCTACGCTTGGGCAGGCAGAACTGCATTCACCCCATATTTCATATTAAATTTATTTACATCACCTTGAGTTCTGATGTATGCAAAATCCTGTAATGCTTCTTCACTACTTGAAATTAATCTAATCACATCATCTGTAATTTCTTTTGGTAATCTATTTCTTAATTCTGCAAATGATAATTTTTGTACTGGAGCTGTTGGTGTTTCACCTGATTCAGGAGTACCCATAGCTCTATTTACTCTCCCACCATCTTTAAGTCCTTGAGTTGCTTTTATTTGAGCATCAGCTAACTCTATAAAATCAAGTAAACTAGGATTTTTAGAAACAGCTACTCTAGCTAAATTATATTCATCTAAAGCGTTTTTGTAAGCTGTTGAAGTGGGGTCTTTTGAAAGTCTTTTAACTTTATCTGCTGCTTTTTCTAATCCAGCTAGTAATGCCGTATCTGTAGATGTTAAACCTTCTCTAGCTTTTGGATTTATAATATCTATTGTACTTTTTAATATAGATAGTTGTTCTTGTGCATAGTCTTTAGCTTCTTTACTAGATTTAGGATCTCTTAGTGTAGTTTGATATTGTCTAATTTCGTTAGCCATTTTCTCACTATAAGATTCTTTACCTGCAGCAATTTTAGCTTTTTCAATTTCTTTAGTTGCAGTGTAAGCTAATTTAGCAATATCTCTTTTCTCTGCTTTTTTACCTTTCATTATTCCTAATAATTGATCATTAAGAGCTGCAGCTTTATCTGCTATTGTTCCAGGTGTTCCAATTGCTTTTGATAATGCAATTGCAACCATACCTTTATTGTCATCATCACCTATTAACTTTTCTATTCTTTTCTTTTCAGTTTCATAAACATCTTCAAAAGTTTTTGGTTGTTCTTCTGTAGGTTTTTCTTTTAGTTCTGGTATTTCTATTTGATCTACTATTGGTTTTTCTTTTTCCTCTACAATAGTTTCTTCTATTTTCTTTTCAATAGGTAATCCTGTGTTTGAATCTAAACCTCTATCTCTAAAAAATTTCTCTTTACCACCTCTTGGAAAGAATCCTGGTGCTTCACCTATTTCACCACCTGCTTTTATATAAGATAAAGCATCGCCTACATCTAAATTTGTTTCATCCATTATTCCAAATTCACTCATTTCTTTAATTCTTCTCATTTGTTCTGGTGTTTTGGTAGATTGAGCATAAAAATCAACTAAAGAACCAAGGCCTATACCTAGTCCTGCACCTGCTCCATATAAACCTAATGGAAGAGCTCTTGGAAATCTAGTTAAAGCTGCTTGAAATCCTGTTCTAGTTGGTCCTATTGGACTTGAATATTGAGCAAAAGGTGTAGAAGTAAATCCAGGTTTACCTCTAGCTAATTCACTAGCCATACCTTCACCAATAGTTAGAATAGGCGCTTGAAATCCTGTTCTATTATTGGACATATTATTTCCACTAATAGCTCCACCACCTATTGTTTTAGACTCAACATGAGACATGATCCCTGTTCCGGTAGTCGAGCCACCTCGTTTAAACATAGGTCTTTTAAAAACATTATATGCCATTATTATCTCCCAAATAAACTACCTAAACCATAAACACTTAAACCCGTAGATAAAGCTTGACCTAGTGGACCCACTGAACCTGCAGCTGGTGCAGTTGTTTGAGTTGAGTAAGCTTGAGGCTGACCAGATAACATTCCACCAATTGCTGAACCTAAGAATCCTAATCTTTCTCTAGGTTCGTATGCAGACATTTGAGCTCCTTGAGCTGCCGCATCTAGTATTGCTTGTTGGTAAGCTAAGTTTCCTGTACCTGCAGCACCTAATTGTTGTATTTGTGATTGTGCTAATGAAGGTTGTAATGAAGCAAGACCTGCCTGTTGAGCTTGTGCTTGAGCCGCGGCTTGTTGTGCTTGACTAAATCCTTGCTGTCTTAATTGTGCTTCTAATAATGCTCTGTCTTGTAAAGATTGTGCAGCAAATTCTGCTTCACCAATTTGTCCTCTACCTTGACCAAAAGCACCTTGTGCAACTTGTGAACCCAATAATTGTTGTCTTGCAATTTGTCTTTGTTTATCAAACTCTGATAAAGATGTATCAATAACTTCTTGTTGATAAGGAGACATAAACTGTTGATAAGCGGTTGGTCCAGAGTAAGCTGCAGCTTGTTGTAAAAATGGTTGATAGCCTGCAACACCTGTTCCTGCACCAGCACCAGTAACTGCTCCAGTTGTTGGATCAAAGGTTAAAGCACCAAGGCCCGCTTGAGTTGCGGCTTGTTGTTGTGCTGCTTGTGTTAAAACATTTTGTCCTGCAATCGTGGGTGCAAATTTACTTGTATCAACTGGTTGACCGGCTAGTTGTGATGCTAGATCTATAAATTTTTCACCTGCCGCTTCTAAATACGGTGCTGGTCTTGATATTGTTGTTTGTTCTGCCATTATACTCTTCCTCCGTTTTCTAATTTTTTCATCATAGCGTACATTCTTTGTGCACCTTTATTGACGTCACCGTCACCCATTTCTTTTACAGACTTAGCTGTAAATACAAATTCATTATTTGACAACATTGCGGGAATATCATCTGCCTTTTCTTTTACACCAACTGGAGGAACAAATCCACCAGTATCTCTCATGTCCAATTCTGTAGCTCCTGCAGGGTTTATATTTAAAGGTATTCCTGATACTTCAGAGGCCGCCATTGCATTTTGTTCTGGGCTACCCATAGCATATTGTACTCTACCACCTGTTTTAAAACCTTTCATTTTTAAGAAAGCTTTTAGAGCTTTTGCATCTCCTATATTTGTAGGAGTATTTGGATTGTTTAATATTCCATATAATTGTGGCATTGTAAAAGATCTATCAGATCCACCTTGTCCAGCTAAAGTTTTAAATAAGTAACTTTTTTCTGATGTAGTAAAAGTAATACCAGGTGCATCAGCCATCATCATATTATCTTCATCATCACCCATATCTATATCTAAAGATACAATACCTTCCTCGCCTTTTTCTGGTGAACCTAGTTTTCTGTTAGTTCTTTTCTCTAAAGCATTTAAAGCATCATAATATTCAGGTTCAGGTCTCATATTTGTAGGTAAAGCATATAAAGCACTTTTTTCATTAAGGAATTTTAATCTATCGGAGTCTATACCTTTATTTTTCATATTGATTAAATCACCTGCCAATCGAGCAGCATAACCTTTATCTTGAATTCCTTCTTCTGTCATAAGTTTATCAATTAAAGATTCTAGTTCAGCTAATCTTTCTTGTCTTTCATAGTCAGCTAAACTACTAAGTCCGGCATCTTTATAACCAACTCTACCACCTTTAGCTTTTTTCATTAGCTCTGTATCAAAACTATCTGCAATTATTTTTAAACCTAAAGTTTCAGCTATTTCTTTATCCATAATTTTTGTACTACCATCTTCATCCATTACTAAAACTTTTGACTTGTCTCTTTCAATATCTAAATCTTTTAGATCATATTGAAATTTTGGTTCAATTTCTTCTTTTTCAATACCTAAATCTTTTACAGTAGTAAATCCCGCATCTTTATAACCAACTCTACCACCTTTTTTATAACCCATAATTTCATTGTATTCTGCTTCAGATATCTGTCCTTTTTTAAAAGCTCTTTCTGCATACATTTTCATTGCTTCATCTCTAGTTTCTTCAGATAAAGTATTCATACCTCTCTCACTCATAATTTCATTTAACATGTATTGATCCATAGGTTTTTCTTTAGGTAAGATTTGAGTGTAATTTTGTGGGTTATATTTTCTATCTAACTCTTCTGCTTTTTTTATGTAGTAATCTTCTTCGCCTTCTTTATCTATTAAATCCATAAAGTTATAATCTTTATCTTCAAGTTTAATACTTGAAATACCAGAACCATTAGCATAACCAATTCTACCACCATCTTTTAATCCAAAAGCTTCTGGTGTTAAATATTCACCATATTTTTCTGCATACTTAGCTTTGTCTGCATTATACATTTCTTCTGTATATTCTTCACCTTCATCTACTAAACCTGCATCTTCAGCTAATTTTTTAGCTTCTAAATAACTACCTACTCCAGCAATAGTTCCAGCTAATGCCATTTTATCTACTTTACCTTTATCAGTTGTATAAATATCTTTTAAAGCCTTACCACCTAGTTCTTTTATAGCTTGTGTTCTTTGACCTAAGGTTGCATCTTTACCAACTATTCTTCCAAGAATATCTGAATAGCCTGTCTTAGGTGTACCGCCACTAACTTGTTGTGCAATTATATCTGCCTGTTGACCTAAAGTTAATTTACTTGGATCTGTTTTATATAAATATTCTTCAATACCTCCACCTGGTCCAACTATCTCGTCTAAAGATTGAACTGTAGCTCCTGAATCTACAACAGGTGCTTGAGCACCAAACAATTGTTGACCAGACATAGGTGAAGTAAAGTAACTACCAAACCCGGTCCCTGCTCCTTGAGCCTTTAATCCAAATTGTGGTCCTGCACCACCTACTACTCTAGCTAAATTTCCTAAACCATAAGTCAAGGCACCGGATCTTAGTGATTTACTAATACTACCTGTTTGATCAAACCCACCTATACCAGCCATACCTGCTGCAAGTAATGGATTGAATGGAGCTACAAAAGGAGCTGCCTTAGTAGCAATATCAGCTACTTCATTAGGTATAATTTTTCTTACAAATTTTTTAAGTGAGCTTCCTAAACCAAATTTTTCTCTAGGAGTGACATCCATGATACCACCTCCTGCGTATAATTGTCTGTTCATCTGCATTCTAGATATTGCCATAGTTTAATAGTTTATAATATAAATAAGCAGGGAATGATACCTGAAAGCTAGTAATTTACTAGGTTTTTATAGACTAGTCAATCTTTTTAGTAAAGCTCAAATCATCTAACAAACGACCAGTATACTTATATTCACCTACATGCGTGATATATTCATCAACTAAAATGTGACATTTACCTCCTATTTCAGTCCATCTTTTACAGAAGCCAAAGTCTTCACCATAGTATCGTTTAGTTTCGGGCTCATGATAACAATCAAAGAAATTATACATAAATTCTTTTTCAACTTGCTTACCATTAATAATAGTAGGTTGATTGATTTTTTTATCTGGAAAAGCCTCTATCATTTTATAAAATATGTCTCTTTTGATTAACATACATCCAGTTGGGGCGTGAGATACTTCTGCTACACCATTAATAACATTAATCTGTTCTCTATTCTCCATTTTAATAGGCCATGTAAAACCATGTTTTGACATAGTATCTCCATCTTCAATATTTCGAGTCTTTATTCGATTAGCAATTTTATCCCAATCTACATGTTTTAATGGATAAGGTGCAGCTATAATATCTTTATCTGCAGCAACCATTTTCATAATAGTTTGAAATGTAAATTCAATGTCGGAATCAATAAATAAAAAATGAGTATAAGGTGTTTTTTTACATTCTTCTAAAAAATTAGAAACACATAGATTTCTTCCTTGAGTAACTAATGATGATTTTAATAACGAAAAAGAAACTAATATTCCTGAATTTAAACAGTCTTGTTGAAACTTTAATAGTGATTGAGTGTAATGAATAGAAACTTCACTATGAACTGGAGTTGCTACAAATATAACAGGTGCATTAGTACTTTTTGTTTGTGGTTTATTTACCCATATTGGTTTACTTGGATCTTGCATCTAGTGCTCCTTTCAAAAATCTTGTCCAGGCTGAGCCTTGTTTATTCCAACTGTAATATTGATTCACATAATCAATTTGCATTTGTAAATGTTTTTTAACACCTTCAGCATCTAATCTATTTGCAACAGACTCAATTGCAAAAGCAAAGTTTTGAGCTAAGTTTAAATAGTTTTTTTGATAAGGAATGTAAGAACTAAATTCAGCACAAGTTTCATATAATGCACCAAAGTTAGTTGTAATAGTATATAGACCGGCTGCCATTGCTTCTAAAGCAGATATACAAAAAGTCTCTTCCCATATATTTGGATAAGCAAATATATCATATTCATGTAAATGTTCTTTGATATATTCATTAGGCTTATAACCAATATAATTTACATTAGGTAATTGTTTTGCTTGATCATAAAGACCTTGCCATTGCTTATCATTAGCATCTTTAAAAGATTGACCATATACTTCACAAGATGAATAAACATCTAATTCAATTTTAGGATTTTTAATATATTGCATTGCTGCTAACATAACATTTAATCCTCTCCAAGGGGTTGGATGAAATATAAGTTTTATCTTATCTTTCTTTTGATTTAAATCTCTAGGTTTAATATTATCAATACCATTTTTTATTACTAAACATTTCTCTGTTGGTATATCAAATAACATTCTAAATTTTTCAAAGTTCCAATGTGAATTAAATACATACCAATCATATTTAGAATGATTCAATTTATCCTTGAACCATGGCGCAAGATTCGGTTGATCATATGAATTCTTTTGCCAAAGTATATTCATCTTTGTTGGATGTAGTGAAATTTTTTCAGGTACGGATGTACATATTTGTACTTGATCCAATAACT